CCTTCACATTTTGATCGTACCAGTAATCGAGACAATCGGATACAAGAGGATCAGCTTCTATTTTTATTTCCTTGCGATGCTGTTCAAGCCACCCAGCAAACCGAAGTTCCGCTTTGTGTAAATCTTTCGTCCGTAAGCTCTGCAACTGATCTCTTCCATTCTCTGCATAGTGGATATAGAAATATCCATTTTTGTGCTGGGATATTCTTGGTGGTTTCCTTTTCGGCATCTGTTTCTCTCCTTAAAAATCTTTACTGCTCCCTCGGGTATTCTCGGCATCCCATTCACCATAATAGTTGGTAGGGAGTCGGATAGCCTTAGTCTGCGGACAGTCTGAATCGACACTCCGAGCAAAGCAGAAACTTCTTTTTGTGTAAGAAGTCTCTCCATTAATCTTCTATTTCATTTAGTAACTGCATAATCTTGATGGCAACTTTACCTTCAAGTTTACGATTAACATAAACCCAATATTGCCCAGAGCCATCATCAATCTTGTTGAAACTTTCCATTTTATCCGATTGCTTATTATTAGCTTCATCGTAATTCGGATATAATTTTTCTGGCTCAGTACCGAGAGCAAGAGATAATTTCTCCAAATTTCTCGGAGTAGGAACAGACTTTCCATTAATGTAAGTGGATATGCTGTCTCTTCCGATTTCACTTTTTCTTGCAAGCTCAGACTGATTCCAGCCTTTTTCATACATCAAAGTATATAACCTGGTCGCAAACTCGCCAGTAGTTATAACTTTTTTACTAAGATCGATCTCCCCCGATCTATGGGTTACTTTTGGTGACATTATCTTCCCCGATAAATGTTGATATCTAAGAAACAACACATACGATATAATCAATTTTTTGTCTACAGAAACTTTTTCTGTACTAAGATATTTAACACTACGGAATGTCTGTCCGTATTATTTTATTGATTAAAAAATATATATGCTGTAGTTGTAGATTTTGAAGAGGAGGCTGACCAACAAATGTATAAGCTAAACACTAGAAAAATTGTTCGTGAGTTCAAGGGGAAAACAAAGACCGCTCGAGCCTTAACCGAACACAGCAAGCATAATATAACTTTTGATGCGATTGACAAGTGGAGTCGTTCCGGTCGGATTCCTATTAATAGGTTTTTGGAACTGGCAATGATCGCAAAAGAAAGAAACCAAAGATTTGATCTTTATGATTACATTATCGAGGAGGATAAAAATGAATAAGAAACAAAATATATATCCAATGACAAAGCTCGTTGGAGGAAAGAAAGTCAAGAGCGAACCAGTTGACGAATATGTAACTGAAGCTCCCTATTTTGGCAGTCAAAAAGTGGATTTTCTACAAGGCATTGACCAGAGATTTTTGCAAATGGGAAAAGCACTTATAACAGATGACATTTATATTCAAGAGCGTCTTTCCCAGATAAAATGGGATGTTAATTCTAGCAAAGGTCAGAAATTCTGGATGCAAAGTCCGAGTTACCGAGGTGTATTCAATTATGCGATAAATGGGTCATTATCAGGCACAAGCTATGCAATAAGTTATATTGTTTCTAAACTAGCTTTGACCTACCCAACAGTCACTAAGATCGTAAACGAGGCCGAGGCAGAGGGTTATATCTACGTTTACAATAAAGGCGATAAGTCTGAGAAAACTGCGATAGCCGCTGTCGAGTGGCTCACGATTGATTATTTAAGAAAATACGTTCCGTATCGTGCTGAGGGTTGGAACGCAGTTTTAAATGACTATGATACTAACTCGTTTCATAAATGGTGGCTTCACTTAAAGGCAGACCCTAAACTAGCTGAAGTATTTGCAGATCAGATAAATACGGCAGAAGAAAATGCTAAGAAAAAAGGATAGTTCAGAAAAAGCACTTAAAATGATTTTATGTAAATGATTTTATGTAAATGATTTTATGTAAATGATTTTATGTAAATGATTAACAGTAAATCGCTTATAGTGGTATTTTAAATTTTCTTCCTTATTGTAATTTTTCAATGGGGAAGAAATTGGTACATAAGAACGATAATGTCGTTTGCTTTTTGCAAAGTGACCGCTTTACTCAAATTCTAAATGAATGGCATCTGGAGATCGATGAGATAGAGGAAGCTCTAGCTCAATACGAAAAACTATCTCCAGAGATGATGCAATTATTAAATAGATTATTTATAATTGCTTCCACTGATAGAATACCCAAAGTTATCAGAGAAAGAGCTATGGAAAAGTTGTTTGTTAATAAACCTCCACAACATATAGGAAAGTATTTAAGTGAAAAATAGTCATGCAGTTTGGGGTATAGATCCTGGTTTGAACGGAGCTTTGGCTCTGCTTTTTCCAGAAGATCATGGAATCGAAATATTCGATATGCCCATTATGGAAGTAAAGAAAAAGAAAACAATTTCGGCAGCTCTGGTTGCCGACATTTTAAAGCAACATGAGGCTCCAGTTTTTATCGAGGATGTTCATGCAATGCCGAACCAAGGAGTTACTTCTATGTTTAATTTCGGCAAAGGTTTTGGAATCCTTCTTGGAGTTGCGGCTGGACTTAATTATCAGCATACAACAGTCCGTCCACTCGCTTGGAAAAAAGCCTTAAAAGTTCCTTCTGGAAAGGATGGATCTCGAGAAAGAGCAACACAATTACTGCCAGCATCATCACAAAAATTCGCCAGAAAAAAAGATGATGGCAGAGCGGAGGCTTCTTTGATCGCTCTTTATGGCTTTACTTTTGCCCAAAGTGTTGAGTAAGATGACCAACATAATGACACAAAAAGACAAAACGAACGGATTTACCCAACACGAAATAAAGCATATTTCGCCTTCAAACGTAGCATTATTCCGTAATGCCACCGATCAATGGGTTCTTAGATACCTAATGAAAGAAAAATTTTCTGTAGGTTGGGCGGCTCATCAAGGCTCTTCTGTGGAAGCTGGTGTCGATTATGGGGTGTTCAATGGAGTCACTGCTGATGAGTGTGTGGAAATCGCTTGTGACAGATTAATGGATCTCACAAAATTTCGACATGATTTCGCCGAGCAATGGGAAAAAAGATCCAAGCTCGTTGATCGTATGGTGCGAACAGCATTAGAGCAACTCATGCCGCTAGGGAAACCAGCTCTGCCAGCTAGAGGATCAAAACAGCATGGAGTCGAAATCAATGCTAGATTTAGAGAGGGAGAAGGTGGAACTGTTAAGTGTATTGGCTACCTAGACTTTTGGTATCCAGAACATAATCTGGTTGTAGATCTGAAAACAACGAGCAAAGCTCCATCAGGATTTTCTTTAGATCATGGCATTCAAGCTACTATTTATAAGAAGGCTACTGGATCAAATCCTGATGTAAAATTTCTGTACTGCTTAACTCGGATAAAAGATCCTTATATGTGGGTGGAGCTTGAGGATGAGCAAGCCGATAAATTTCTCAAAATTTTTAAGCACAACGTAATCCAAATGGAGAATTTTCTTAGCCTCTCAGATGACAAAGAGAAGCTAATGAAAAGTGTTCCTTATAACCCCTCAACATTCTATTGGAGCGATGCGGAAGAGATCAAAGATAAGTGGTATGCGTAATGCGATTTTTGGGAATGAGCAATTTGATAGGCATCCCACTCTCTATCAATCCTTTTGGCAGAATGTCCTTCTGCAAGCGATTTATGATGCCAATCGTCTCACAGATAAAAATGTCACTAAAAGAAATTATGCCAAGCAAGCAATCGTTTGGCTCTGGTTTAGGTCTGAAGATCACGATGTTGTCTGCTCGAATGCAGAGCTTAATCCATCACAAATCAGAAAATCCTCAAGGAAATGGCTTGAGGAAACTTACGACTCGAAAGACTTAGAGAAGGTTCTCGACCCCTACCTATTTAAATGTGGTCGCTAAACAAAAGAAAGGAAAATAAATTATGCCATTTATGGAACAAGTCAACGAAGGAAATGGAGTTGGATATATTAAATTTTCGACTGAAACTGGCTGGAGTGCAAGTGATGGGAATGAGGGAGAAAATTTATTACAAGTAAACTCTGCTCCAATTCTAATTGATGTCATCAACCATGTTCAAGGTTGGTTACAGCTTGAAGTAGGAATTAGAGATTGGCAACCTTACAGCATACCACCCCAGCCAAAACCTTCTGAAAAACATAAGATTGGTTATCAATGTATGTTTTACTCAAAAAAGCATTTTGGTGAAGAAGATCCTTACAGAGAAATGACGACTAACCAATATGCGTCTAAAACTCTTATTAAGGAAGTTTACAATGCCGCTGAAGCTATGTGGATAGCTCAAGGTAAAGATCCACAAGCCGAACCATTTTCTAAGTCAGGAATGTCAGCGGCAGTATTAATAAATCCAGAGGTTACTCCAATAAAAATTGGAGCTGGGCGATCCGTAAAGATTTCATTTACGATTCAGAAGTTAATGCCGATGCCAAAAAAAGGTGAAGCTCCAGTTCAGCAACCAGTAGCTCAACCAGCTCCACAACCAGTTGCCGCACCGCCTGTGTCTGCTCGACCAGCGGCAACAGCTCCTACTCCTCCTCCAGCGAGTAATGATGTTGATTTTAGCAATATCTCAGCGGACGAAATCTAGGAGCTGAATTAACTTGGGGGAGAGTTAGATACTCTCTGTACTTTCCCCCCATTTTTTTCGGGTGAAAAATGAGCAGTAACAATAAATTAGAATGGGCAAATTATTGGGAGTCACAAGGGTTCAGTGTGATACCAGTACATTATGTCAGAAAAGATGGATCTTGCTCCTGTTCGATGGGAAAAGATTGTACATCAAAAGGTAAGCACCCAGCTCCTAAAAGCTGGAAAGAATTTCAAACAAAAAAGGCCGATCCAAACCAGCTCAAGCAATGGTTCGATGGTCAGTATAAAGATTTCAATCTCGGAGTTGTTACTGGGAAGGTTAGCGGAAACGTATTCGCAGTAGATATAGATATTGGTGAAGGTAAAGAAGGAGCAGACAATTTCGATGATCTCCAGATGGCAAATGATGATCTGCCTCAAACTTTAGAGCAAAGAACTGGCTCTGGTGGGAAACATCTCTTCTTTAAAGCTCCCGATGGTCTGGAAATGAAAACAGATAAGAATACTCTTGGTGGCGGCATCGACACCAGAGGTGAGGGCGGATTTGTGGTTGTAGCTCCCAGCAATCACAAATCTGGCTCTAATTATAATTTAGATACCCAAGTGCCGCATATTGAAGAAAGTCCTGAGTGGCTCACGAAATTAACAGTTAATACAGCTCCCTCAATGAATGGATCTGCAAGCCTACAATCGAGCCAAACCGACAAATGGGGGGATCTCGTTGATGGTCGTGAAGGATATATGGTTCAGCTCCTCATTGGAACAATTAGAACTTTCTGGACTAAGAAAGGAATTATTCCCACAGTTCAGCAATTGGTTGAGGAAGCCTATCCCACCTATGAGAATAAATGCAGAGCCAGAGGTCGATCTCTTGAGGAAGATGGAAGAGGAAAGAAAGTATTTGAAAAGAAAGCTAACTATCTGTTATGGAAAGCTAGAAAAAACGAACTCAGGATTTTACAGGATGTAGAAAAGGGTTCAGAAATTTCGCAACAAACGGAGGTGGTTGCTCCCCTTCATGACCAGTTGCGAGATGGTGCGAGGAGTGGTTCACCCGAACTCTCCTCGCCACTTATTTTATCAGATTGGAATCTGTCAATCTATAGCGGCGAAGCTCCCGAGCAAGAATGGTTGATAGAAAATATCCTTCCCAGACGGATTCCTGGTCTAGTTGCCGCAGTCGGCGGACTCGGTAAATCCTTTATACTTTTAGATCTAGCGATGAAGGTAGCTGGTGGCGATCAGGGAATGCACAAAGAGAGAGCTTTGGGCGGTGATGTTATCACAAATGGAAAAGTTGTTTTTCTGACCGCCGAGGACTCTAAAGATGGAGTCCACAGAAGATTAAGAAATATCGCTGGTGCAAGTTTGTTCGATCGGGCAAATGGAAACTTAATTGTCGTGCCATTGCCTGATGCTGGAGGTGCAAAACCATTAATTCAAAATACTATGGGTCAGTACACCACAACAGCAATATTTGAGGATA